GTCCGGGTCATTGACGCCCGCGCCGTAATTTCCGGTGCCGATGTCGTCAGTTGCAGCAACCAACATCGCTGCGCCAGCGACAGCGCCCTGCCCGCCCGAATGCACGTAGCCCACTTGGACGGCGGAAAATTTCGCCGAGAGGGACAGCGCCATCGTCACGGTGCGGCCGTAGCTGACCGCATCCGCGACGGGGTTAAACGCAGGGATGGGCATCAGCGTATGAGAGCGCCGCCCGGAGCGATCCCGCGATGCCGCAGCAATGCCGCGCGCGGATGCGGTATCAAATACAACCCCCTGGGCCGAGCTCCTTCGAACTTTAAGGACATCTTCGGCATCTTGGGCGGGTGCGCTCGGGAATCGGCCGGCACTGTCACCGGTGATCTGCAAGCCGGTTTGCTCGCTGCGGGTGCTGGTGCGCTTGGCGAGGCCGATGTCGATAAAGTAGGTGGCAAGGGTGTCGGGCAGGCTGTAAGTGCTGCCTTTTTTGTAGGTTCCACCGGCACCATCGGGCCGGCTGTCCTGCATGATGACGGTGATAGCCATGCTGGGTGTCCTTATGCGGAGGGTTTTGTGGTGGGGGCCGGCTGGGCAGGCGGTGTTCCATCGCTGGCCGGCAGATCGGATGTGAGGCTCTGCCAGGCACGCAGTTGCTCAATGACGTGATTCGGGTTGGCACCGCGGCGCCGGATCTGCTCTTGCGGGCTCGAGAGCTTGGCGGCAATAAGCGCGGCGCTGGCTTCGGCCTCGTGTAGCGGGTTGATCCAGGGCATGGCCTGGGCGACATAGAGCGCGTCATCTTCAGTGCCGGGCTTGAGGTCGCGAGGCATAGGCACGACGCCGGATAGGTGGGCGATGCGGACAAACTCTGTCCAGACGGGCAGCACGGCCATGCCGACGAAATCGTCAGTTGCGCAGGCGTAATGCACGTACTGTTCGACGAGCTCCTGGCGCTGGGCGCTGTAGGTGCCGTTGTAGTCTCGGGCGAGCGATGAGTAGCTGATCGGGAAACCAGCGGCAGCAGCTCGCAACTGGCCTTGGCGAAAGGTGACGACGTTGGGATTTGGACGCTTGCTGTCGATCATGCCGATCTCTTCGCCGGGGCGAAGGGTGTCGATGATGGTGCCGGGCGTGAGCGAAAGAGTGCGAGGGTTGGTGCTGGGGTTGGTGCCGGGATCGCCGCCGGGGTCGCCGTAGGTGTCGGCAGTGCCCTTTTTGACGTAGGCGGTAAGCATTGCGGCAATTTTGGCTGCCACACGCTCGGACTCTTCGTAGTCCTTGATGTCTTCGAGCCGGGTGATCACGGATGCGAGCATGGATACGCCTCGAATCTGGTGGATGCGCTCCAGATGGGCGATGTGCAGCATCCGATCGGCCGGGATGCGCTTGAGGTTGGAGGTGCTGGCTGCCCACGTGTCGTCGGGGCTGGTTTTGTAGGCCCACCAGGCGGTTGGCTGCCCCCAGGCGTTGCGCTCGCAGCCCTGCAGGATTTTGGCGCTGCCATTGCTCCCGTCGTAGTCGCCCGGGATCATGTCGGCCTCGAGCAGTTCCAGGCTGTAAGGGACACGGGTGTTATGGTCAAGCAGCGCTACCGGGCCGGCGAGGCGCTGGGCGAAAACTTCGCCATCGCGCGCCCAGCTTTTGGCGAGCATGCGCTGAGTGCGTGACCAGTCAAAACGGCGAGTGACTTCGGGGCTACGCTCCCAATCGCGCCAGGCTTCGAGCAGGCGGTCGGCGTAGTCCTGATGGATGGTTCCATCACGCCGACGGGGTTGCGGTTCGATGCCGACGCCGGAGGCCCCGACGACGTTGTTCGCGAAGGTACGCAGCGCACCGGTGACGATGTCGTGGTTGCGTTCGAGGTGGCGAGCCTGATCACGTAGGGGCTTGGCAGCTTTGCGAACCAGCTGGTTGGCGGTGCCGCGCTCGCGGTGAAATTTGCGCAAGCGGCTTGGCTCGGCGCCTTCGTAGTAAGCCAGGGCCGAGCGGGCGGCCATGCGGCGCACTGCGCGCTCAGGCGAAAACCACGCTACCAGGCGATCGATAGATTTCATTCGCGGTAGCTCCCGCCGGAGAGATCGGCGACGGCAAAGCCTAGACCGCCAAATTTGGGGGCGCCGCTGGCGTGAGCAGCTTCACCGGCGGCTTTGGCTTCCCACTCTTGCCGGCCTGCGCGGATTTCGGCCAGATCCTCGCGGCGCAGGTGGCGGCCATCCGCCCAGCGAAATTCCTTGCCGGTGAGGATGGCGGCTTCGGCCTGGAGGTAGGCCGCAAGCATGTCGGTGGCGGTGGTCATGGGCAGGACGGTCTGAGTGCGTATAGCGCTTAGATTGCCCGGCTGGTTGTCTCATTTTCAGGGGGTAGCGTGAGACTCGCTGAATTAATGATTCGGTAAAACTGGGCACGTGAGATGTCCCAGCGCAGTTGCAGGCGCTCGCGGCTTGGACGGGTGCCGTCGTAATCGCGGCGGATCGCTGCATCTCGGGCCGTGCGGTCTGCTTCGTCGGCATTGGCGACATAGAGCATTTCCCCGCGCATCTGCTTGCGGATTCCGCCGACGATCTGTGCAGCGAGTTGCCGGGCTGTCTGTGAGGGCATACCGCTTTCTGTTTCGAGGGTGACAGCGATGACGCAGAGCAGGGAGGACCGGTTTTTGCGATTTGGCTTGGTGTTCATAGGCGGCTACTCCAGTCCGATGAGGCAACAGTGGGGGGGTTTTGTTGGCGTGCAGCAGGCTGAGGCGCTGCCGCAGGGGCCTGGACTTCGGCCGGCTGGCCGGACTTGCTGTAGTAGCTGGCGACACGTTCCCAATCGGCGCGGGTGCGACGGTGCAGGCGGAGTTCGGGGTGGTGGGCGGCGGCGAAGGCGTACACCCAGGTGTCGAGCGGTTCGTTGCGGGCGCCGCGGCGCTTGACGAAGCGGTTTGCGCGGGGGTCGTAGGTCTCAGACACGAGGCCGGCGAAGTAGCTGGGCTCGAATTCGTCGGAGAGGTGGCAGACGCGGTTTTCGGGGGTGGCTTCGGCATCCACGGACAGGCGGCCGTACAGCCAGTGCTTGGCGCCGACGGTGCCGACGTGGTGGATCATGACGCCGCGTTTGTCGAGCTTGCCGGCCCATGTGACATCGGCCATTTTTCCTTTGCTGAGCAGGGGGGCGTTGTTGGGCACGGCGCCGAAAATGCAGAGAGGGCGGCGTACTTTGCGGGCGCGCACCCAGGCTTTTACGGCTTCGGTGCGGTGGCCACCGGCGTCGATGGCGGTGGCTTCGATGGGCATGGCCGGGCCGCCGTCGGCGCGCTGAATGGGCCGGTTGAGCAGTTCGGTAAGGGAGACCCACACTTCTTCGCCGGCCGGGTCGCCGGGGAGCTCGATGTAGTCGAGTGCCCACCAGGCCATTCCGACGCCCCATCCGATGATGTGCACGGCGAGGCGGTTGTCTTGTGTGTCCACGCCGGCGGTGATGCTGAGCACGCCAGGCTGGGCGATGCGCAGGCGGTAGGGTTCGGCGCGGTCTTGGATGGCGTTGTGCTTGACGGCGCGCATGGCCGGGTCTTCGAAGGCTTCGGCGCGGCGGTCGTTGATGAAGGTTTTAATGCGGGCGATGTCGCCCTGGGCATCAAGCCAGGCTTGGGCCATGTCGGCCCAGCGGGGGCCGAGGGCGAAGCGGTAGTGCAAAAAGCTGGCGCGGTAGCCGCGGATTTTTCGGCCGGGAAAGGCGGGCACCCAGCGACCACGGTCGGTGAGCTGGTCTTTTAAGTGCTCGTCAATGTCGGCGCCGCATTCGGGGCAGGTGCACCAGGCGCGGGTGACTTTTCCATCGTGGCCGACCGACCAGTGGAAGGCGTCCCAGGCCAGCGGGTGTTCGTGGCCGCAGTGGGGGCAGCTGATGTGGTATTCGCGCTGGTCGGATTGCTCCCACTTGGCTTCGAGCCGGCTGATGCCCTTGACTTCGGGTGTGCCCACGCTGGCGCGCTTGGCGGTGCTTGGGAATGCCGAGGTGCGGCCGTCAAGCAGAGCGTCGGGATCGTCTCCGGTGGTGAGGCTGGCCGCGAAGCTGTCGAATTCGTCGGCCAGCACGAGCTTGGCCGAGGTGGATTTGAGGCGCTTGCTGTTGCCAGCGTGCTCGATGTAGAGCTGGCCGCCGGCGAAATCTTTAAAGCCGCGGGTGTTGCTGGCGTTGCGGCTTGCGGTGCTGGTGAGGGCTTCGCGGCAGGCGTCGGTTTCGTCAAGCAGCGGGTTGAGCTTTTGGTTGATGAACTTGTCCATGCTCACCTCGCCGGGCAGGGTGACCATGATCGGGCCCGGGTTTTCGCACATGGTGTAGCCGAGGACGTTGGTCTCAAACTCGCTCTTGCCGAACTGGATGGGGAAAAGGCAGACGACTTCCCGGACTGGACTACGCGCGCTGAAGCAGTCCATGGGTTCGCGCAGCAGCGGGTTGCGGGCGGTAACCCAGCTGCCGGCGAGTGCGCTGCCCTTGCTGCTGAGCACGCGGTGGCGGTCGGCCCATTCGGAGACAGTCATGGGCTTGCGCGGGGCGACGGCGCGGGCGATTGCGGCTGATATTTCCCTGCTGGTGTTGAGCATGGCTTATCCGATCCGATTGAACAGCCGGCGCAACGCATAGCTGCGCACGAGCGAGACGACGGTGAAGATGGCGCCGATGGACAAATGCTGGCCAGTGGAGGCGTGCAGGCCGAACAGCGGGAACACGGCGGCCTGAGTCGCCACGGCGACGCCATAGCCCACGGCAACATTGGCAACCGCCTCGAGCGCGGAGTGGGCGCGGGTCTGGCTCATGCGCGCGGCCCCTCGGGAAACTCCTCGCCGGTTTCGGCGTGGATGGCACGCTGGCCGGTGAAGTCTTGCCAGCGGCGAACGATCACGTCCACGTAGCGCGGGTCGAGCTCCATCAACCGCGCGCTGCGGGCGGCTTTCTCGCAAGCGATCAGCGTGGATCCGCTACCCCCGAACAGATCCAGCACGGTGTCGCCGCGCTTGCTGCTGTTGAGGATTGCCTCCTCTGGAAGGGCAACCGGCTTCTGCGAG